AAGGAAACCAGAAATTGTTCTAGGTCCGAAAACCTCAGCTTCTTTTTCCATCAAGTCTGGCACATATTGTTGTGACCAACCAGCGTTAGAGCTGTTAGCCAAATCTAAATAATTTGTAGATAGCGTTTGTTTCGTTGGAGAAGGAACGCTATTCAAATTAGTTCCTGCATTAATTGCCATAATTTTGTAATTTTAAATTGTTATTTTTTGTTTTTAATTTTAAATTTGAAATCATTAGAATCTTCACCCAACACTTTTACCTTTATTCCACCAGCTTCAATAACACCAGAGTGTTGTTGACGTGGATCCATACTAACATTTTTAGACTTAGCAATGCTGTCTTTTAAAGCGTCAGCCTTACCTTGTTCGTAAAAATGTTTTGCAATAGCATCAGGATTCATAGCTGTAAACAAAGATTTGTGATAACCTGCAGCGTCTTCCATTTCATTGTTTTTATTCAAGAACTTCTTGACAAAATTATTAATGTCGCTTTGAGTTTCTTTAACATTATCCGTATTCTTTACATTGTATCTAAATCTTTTTTCTCCAACATTATATTCAAAACCTTTGAAATTTTTATTGAACAATTGATTAGTTTTGTTTAAAAAAGTACGAGTTTGTTTTTCAACTACTTGTTGTTGCTCTTCTGATTCCTTGTTGTATCTGTTGAAAAAATCAATAGCCTTTTGCTGTTCTGTAGTTAATTTGCTTCCAGCTTTAATTTCTTCATAATATTTGGACTTTGCACCGTCCAGGTGTTGCTTTGCTTGAGCAACTTGCTCTTTCAAAGCTAATTTTTTTCTTCTAACATCTTTGTCCTCATCAACTTCTTCATCATAAGAAAAATAGTCGTCCATCATAAAATCTATTTCTTCTTCGTTTAAATGAGGTTTAGTTTGTTTGTAATATTCTTTTAGTAAAGATAAGTTGTCTAGTTCAGAATAGTCTTTGTTTAGCTTTACATAATCTTCTAAACTACCACCAGTATCTTCCATAAAATCAACAAGTTTTTGTATATTTTCTGGTAATGCTTTTCCAGTTTCCATAGATTTAGTTATAGCTTCTTCAGCTTGTTCAGCTAAATCTTCAACTTGTTCTTTTACTTCTTCTTCAGTTATTTCTTCTACAATTGGTGTTTCTTGTGTTTCTGCTTGCGGTTGTACTTCTTCTTGTTTTTGTACGGGCTCGGCATCTTCAACGAGCTCAACCACTCCTCCGTCGTCAGTGTTGTTTTCAACAACTTCTTCTTTGGTTTCATCTTCTGGTTTTTTATCTAAATTAACTTTAGTTACATTGTCATCTTGTTTGTTTTCAATATTACCAAGGTCAACTTTTGTTACATTGTCATCTTGTTTTTGCTCTACAACTTCTTCAGTTGCAGTTTCTTTTTTCTTTGCCATAATAAAATATTATATAATTAATAAAATTGTTTACTTAGGTTCAAACATACCTAATCCAAATCCACCTCCCATTATATCATTACCTGCTGACTCAAAGTTTTTAGGTGGTTTTTCATTTTTTCTCTGATCTATAAGCTCAGACTGTTGTGTTGCTTGAATCCTTGTTCTTTGATCTTTACGATCTTCTTTTTCTTTATCTTTACGTTTTAAAGAATCTGAGTCTACTTGCCTTAACTGCATATTATACTCAAACTCTTTTTGCATTAAAGCCATTTTTAATTCTCCTTCAGCTTGCATTTTCTGCATTTCTAATTGAGCTTCTACTTGAGCTAATTGAGATTTTGACTCTGTAATAGCTTGGTTTTTTTGCATTTCTGTTTGTGCTGCCATTTGCTGTGCTTGTGCGTTAGCCATCGCTTGCACCTGTATGTTCTCTTGCTGCATTTTTTGATCTCTTGCTATTTTATCTTTTCTTCTTACTTTTAGTAATTGGTTTGCAAGTTTCAAACTTCTTATTTCTCTAATATCAATAGCATCTTCAAGTTCTATATTTTGTTGTGCTAAAGCTACTTGTATATTGTTTTCTAATAAAGCCTTTTCTTCTTCGTCAGGAGTTAGCTCTATAAATATACCAAAGTCATATAAGTGTAAGTGTTGTAATTCTTCTAACGTAGCAACATTATGCGCGCCTACTGATTGTATAAACGCTTCTTTTGTAGGTGAGTATTCTATAATATCAGATATTCTAAGTGACAATTGCTCAGCTGTTTCGGCTGTTAAAAACAAACCAGCTTGTAGTATGTGTCTTGTTGCTGTGTTACTATTAGCCGCTGCCATTTTTTGTATACCAACTAAAGCGTTTTTGTCTGGTGTGCTACCATCTCTAGCTTCGTTTAAACCGGTTACATCTCTTATCATTTGTAGATAATAATTGTAGTTAGCTATTAACGCTTGCATTTTTTGTCCACCAGCACCACTAGTTATCTCTTGAATAGGTACTTTACCAGGATTCATATCACCTTCACTTGTAAAGCTTCTACCAATCACAGATCCAG